AACTATGGCCGTCAACAAAGGTAAGACAAAGAAAAAGTCAACTGTTAATAAAGCAGGTAACTATACTAAGCCTACAATGCGTAAGAATCTTTTTAATAGAATTAAAGCAGGTAGTAAAGGTGGAAGAGCAGGTCAATGGAGTGCCAGGAAAGCACAGATGTTAGCTAAACAATATAAAGCAAAAGGTGGAGGATACAAATGAAAGACAGAAAAAAAATGATGGGTGGCGGAATGTATGATTCTAAACGCAAGAAGATGATGGGCGGTGGAATGTACGGTTCTAAGCGCAAGAAGATGATGATGGGTGGAATTGCTAAGTTTAACTCTGTTCAAGATATGGAGAAGATGTAGTGGCTAAAGGAGTTAAACATTACTTTAGAGATGGCACTGAGTTTAAAGGTGCAAGTCACAAAATGCCTAATGGTGATCTTCATTCTAATAAGACTCATACTAAAACAAGTAAAAAACTTTTTCACTTTAGCAAGCTAAGTGCAACTGCAAAGAAAAAAGCAAAAAATAAGTAATGGCACTTAAGAAGTCTCAGAAGTCTCTGAAGAAGTGGACAAAACAAAAGTGGCGTACCGCTAGTGGTAAGAAGTCTTCTGAAACTGGTGAAGTGTATGCTCCATCTGCAAAAATTAAAAAGCTTAAGTCTAGTCCTGCAGGTAGAAAAAAACTTGCAGCAGCTAACAAAAAGAAACGCGCAGCAACAGCTGCAGGAAAACAACACGCTAAACATGGTCTTCATAAAAAGAAAAGGAAGAAGAAGTAATGGCTAAGAAAAAAGATCCAAGACTTGCAAGAGCAGGTGTGTCTGGATATAACAAGCCTAAACGAACTCCTAGTCATAAAACAAAGTCTCATGTAGTTGTTGCAAAAGTAGGCGATAAAGTAAAGACCATAAGATTTGGTCAGCAAGGAGTTAGAGGAGCAGGAAAGAATCCTAAGTCTGCAAAAGATAAAGCTAGAAAGAAATCTTACTATGCTAGACATAACGCACAGGATTCAAGTCCTAGCAAACTAAGTGCAAGATATTGGTCGCATAAGGTTAAGTGGTGACATCATTAGGCGGTTTATTTGTACAGCTAAAAGAATATGATATGTTAATGATTCCTGATTCTTATGTAAGAAGATCTTCTTCTACAATACCTTTTGGCTATAGGATTTCAAATGTTGAAGGCTATTTAGAACCAATAACAGAAGAGTTAAAAATATTAAAAGAAGTTTCAGAGTCTGTGTATTCTGGAGAAATTAGTTTAGGCATAGGAGTAGATTGGTTAGAGGCTGAAACAGGCAGATCTATTTCTAGAGTAGGCTTAAAAAAACATGTGGATAAAGTATATGGAAGATTGGGAAAGAAATCCTGAAAAATACTTGACAGATGCTCAAGGGGCCTATATACTAAAGAAAGACGGAACTCCGCAGAAACGAAGGGGTAGACCGAAGAATACAGAGTTATCTGATGTTAAAGCAGCACTACATGCACAAAAAGCTTTAAAAAAGAAAAACTCTAAAGTAAAAAAGTTGCGCAGAAATTTACGCAAAGAAGAAGAAAAGCTAGCAAAGACTAGCAAAGTGTTAACATCTAATGTTATTACTGAAGAAGAAAGCAAAGAATTACCAGATGCTATACAGCAACATTTAGATGAAACAGGTTCTTACGTTGAGTTTATGCCCAACGAAGGGCCACAGAAAAATTTTTTAGCCGCACCAGAAAAGGATGTCTTATATGGTGGGGCTGCAGGTGGTGGTAAGAGTTATGCAATGTTAATAGATCCATTGCGCGCTTGCCACAATCCTGTACACAGAGCATTGATACTTAGAAGGTCAATGCCTGAATTAAGAGAATTGATAGATAAGTCAAGAGAACTTTATCCTAAAGCTTTTAAAGGTGCGAGGTTTAAAGAAGTAGAAAAACTTTGGAACTTTCCTAGCGGAGCAAAGATAGAGTTTGGATTTTTAGAAAGAGATTCAGATGTCTACCGTTATCAAGGTCAAGCATACAGTTGGATAGGATTTGATGAAATAACTCACCTTCCAACAGAGTTTGGTTGGAACTATTTAGCATCACGTTTAAGAACTACTGATCCTAAACTTCAAACTTATTTAAGATGCACAGCAAACCCAGGTGGAGTTGGTGCGCATTGGGTAAAGAAAAGATATGTACTGCCATCAGAATCTAACGAAGCATTTGTAGGACATGATGGACTTACAAGAAAGTTTATTCCTGCTAGATTACAGGACAATCCTTATCTAGCAGAAGATGGTGAATATGAAAGGATGCTTAACTCGCTTCCTGCTGTACAACGTAAACAATTACTAGATGGTAATTGGGATATAGCAGAAGGAGCAGCATTTGCAGAGTTTGAAACAGAAACACATGTTATAGCTCCTTTTGATATACCGTCTTGGTGGGAAAGAATAAAAGGTGTAGATTATGGCTATGCCGCGGAAAGTTGTTGTTTGTGGGCTGCCGTTGATCCTGAAGATCAGACCATCATAATATATAGAGAACTCTACCAAAAAGGTCTGACAGGAAACGCGCTAGCTGACAAAATAACATTGATGGAAGAGAATGAAGTTAAGTCTATTCCTGGTGTATTAGATACAGCAGCGTGGGCAAGAACAGGATACTCAGGGCCTACTATTGGAGAAACACTTGTCAATAGAGGTCATAAATTAAGAAGGGCTGATAAAAACAGAGTAGCAGGTAAAGTTCTAATACATGAACATTTACGGAAAAGACTTCAAAGTGGAAGGCCTAAGTTACAGATAGTGAACACTTGCGTTAACTTGATAAGAGAAGTGCAAGGTATTCCTTTATCTAAAAAGAATTCAGAAGATGTGGATACAAATGCTTCAGACCACGCTTATGATGCTTTGCGTTATTTGTTAATGTCTAGACCAAGAGTAGATCATCCTTATGATAGAAGATTAAGAATAAGATCTGATACCTATATACCATCAGACTCAACCTTTGGATATTAATACATGGCAGAAAAAGAAAACAGTTTTTTAACAGCTAATGACATCTATGAAGAAGTTGAGGGCGAAACAGGTAGTGTTTTAAAACTAGAAGAACAACAGAAATCTAATTTAGTTGGGATCATTGAAGGTCGCTTTTATCAAGCAGAAGATAAAAGATCTATGGATGAAAACAGATGGTTAAAAGCTTATGAAAACTATAGAGGTATGTATAGTAAAGGTGTTAAGTTTAGAGAGTCTGAAAAATCTCGCATCTTTGTAAAAGTTACTAAAACAAAAGTACTAGCAGCCTTTGGGCAGTTAGTGGATGTTATGTTTGGTACTGGTAAGTTTCCTATAGGAGTTACAGAAACTAAAATACCTGAAGGTGAATACGGTACAGCCCATTTAGATATTAACAACCCTACTCCTGATATTGAATCTTCTATGCCTGATAACATAGGCAATAGACTAGAAGATCCTCCTCAAGATGAAAAAGATAATCCTTATGAAGTAGGCTATGAAGGTGATGGTAGAACTTTAAAGCCTGGAGCTACTTTTGGTAGAGGACTATTTTCAGATACCATAGAAGACTTAGCAGATGATATGCTAGTTGAAGGTAACAGCGCAAATCCTGCAGACTTTGATATTAATCCTGCACAGAAAGCTGCAAGAAGAATGGAAAAGCTTATTCATGATCAGATAGAAGAATCTAATGGATCTTCTGAAATTAGAAATGCTTTACTAGAAGCAGCTATGTTAGGTACAGGACTTGTTAAAGGGCCTTTCAACTTTAATAAGAAACTACATAAATGGGATACAGATGAAGAAGGTGAAAGATCTTATAGTCCTTTAGAAGTTAGAGTTCCTAGAATAGAATTTGTAAGTTGTTGGGATTTCTATCCTGATCCTGCAGCAACTAATATGGATGAGTGTGAGTATGCAATACACCGCCATAAAATGAATCGTAGTCAGTTTAGACAACTGCGTAACATGCCTTACTTTGATGAAGATGCTATTAGAGAGTGTCTACAAATGGGGCCTAACTACGAAGAAAAAGATTTTGAAAGTCAGTTAAAAGATGATGCCAGAGGTAGCGAAGACTATCAAGGGAACTATGAAGTTCTAGAATATTGGGGTATCATGGATGCGGAGTATGCTAGAGAAGTAGGAATAGAACTACCTGACACAGTAGATGATTTAGATGAAGTACAGATCAATGCTTGGGTAACTGGTGGAAAACTTCTTAGAGCAGTTGTAAATCCTTTTACTCCTGCGCGTATTCCTTATCATGCTTTTCCTTATGAAAGAAACCCATACAATTTCTTTGGTATAGGAGTTGCAGAGAACATGGATGATTCTCAACAAGTTATGAATGGTCACGCTAGAATGGCTGTAGATAACTTAGCTCTATCAGGCTCTGTAGTCTTTGATATTGATGAGTCTGCCCTTGTAGGTGGACAATCTATGGAAATATATCCAGGAAAAATATTCCGTAGACAAGCAGGGATGCCTGGACAAGCAGTACATGGTATGAAGTTTCCTAACACATCTAATGAAAACATGATGATGTTTGACAAGTTTAGACAGCTTGCAGATGAGCAAACAGGAATACCTAGTTACTCACATGGACAAACAGGTGTTCAGAGTATGACAAGAACAGCTTCTGGAATGTCAATGCTATTAGGTGCAGCAAGTTTAAATATTAAAACTGTTGTAAAAAACCTAGATGATTTTTTATTGAAGCCTTTGGGGGAAGCTTACTTTCAATGGAACATGCAGTTCTTTGAAGGTCAAATGGATGTTAAAGGCGATTTAGAAATTAGAGCCTCTGGAACAAATAGCTTGATGCAAAAAGAAGTAAGAAGTCAGAGATTGACTATGTTCTTACAAACTGCACAAAGTCCTGCTATTGCTCCTTTTGTTAAAATTTCTAAGTTAATAAGTGAACTAGCCTATAGCTTAGATTTAGATCCTGATGAAATACTCAATGATCCTGAAGAAGCAGCTATCATGGCTCAAATAATAGGTATGCAAAATAATGGACAAGAAGCAAGCGCAGAGGCTCAACCCAATAGTCAACAGCAAACAATGGCAGGTAGTGGAGGAGTACCTCAACAACCTCAAGACATTGGAGTTACAGGTACTGGCGGTGGGAACATTGGAATTGGAAATGTTCCGCAGTCAGGGGAGGATCAATTTACTGGAACGGTTACTCCAACTGCCCCAATCAGTTAATCAAAATATGAAAGAGAATAACTAATGCAGAAAAAAAAGAAACAGAATGGCTCAATGAAAGAACAAATGGAAGGCATAGCAATATCTATAGCTCCTGTTAAATTAGAGAAAGAAATTTCTACTAAAGAAAAAGATGAGCGTAAGCAGATGAAAGAAGGAGGCAAAGGTATTGAAGCATTGAGAAAAGAAGCTCCAGAAGTTGTAGCTAGAATGGGATATCAAGAAGGTGGAATGATGCCTGATGAACAAATGGAAGATAACTACTTAGACTTTATAATAGAGCAATCTTTAAATCCTGAACAAGAAAAAACATTAATGACTAAATTAGAAGCTGATCCAGAACTCAGCATGTTATTTGATAGAGTTCTAGATACAGCAACAGAATTCGCAGGATCAGGGCCAGTTAACGGCCCAGGATCAGGTGTTTCCGACAGTATACCTGCAAGGTTATCTGACGGTGAGTTTGTCTTTACAGCAAAAGCAACAGAACAAATAGGCGCGGACAGATTACAAAGTATGATGGAAGATGCTGAAAAAGAAGCTGATGCTATGAGACAAGATATGCAAGAAGGTGGTGAAGTAGAAGAACAACAAGTAGACCAATTTGGTAAACCTGTTGATCAAGACATAGCTAAAGATGAAATTCGGAAAGGTATGTTATCTGTTAATCCACGCATGCAGTAAAAACGATAGAGCTACCTTAGTTACTAAGCCCTCTGTCACAACATAAACCGAAAGGCTACCTTTACAAAAACAAACCCTGTTATGCGCATTACAGCTACTTTGTTTAGAAAGCCCTGAGTAGGAGAGAAGAAATGGCAACACAACAAAAAGAAGAACAAGCTAATCCTTATAACGCTAATAAAGAATGGCATAAAGGAGACTCCCAAGATTTTGTATCTGCGGATAGTGCCTTTTTTGAAAAGCCTCAAGTTGAGACTAAAAAGAAAGAAACTAGAAAGAGTAGTAAGAAGTCTTCTGAAGAGAATACTGATAACTATAAACAAAGATATGATTCTTTAAAAAAACACTATGACTCTAAACTTAATGAGTTTAAAACTAGAGAGCAAGAACTACTAGAGCAAGCAGCTAAAAATGTGCCTGAATATGTAGCTCCAAAGTCTCCAGATGACTTAGCTAAATTTAGAGAAGAGTATCCAGATGTGATGGGTGTAGTTGAAACTGTAGCGCACATGCAAAGTTCTGAACAGATGAAAGTCTTAGAAGAAAAATTAAAAGCTTTGCAAGAACGCGAAACAGAGTTAGTTACTAAACAAGCACATGAAAGGTTGATGAATAATCATCCTGATTTTGAAGATATTAGAGAAAGTGATGATTTCCATCAATGGGCTAAGTCACAACCTCAATCAATTCAAGATTGGATATATAAAAATAATAGTGATGGAGATCTTGCAAGTCGCGCTTTAGATTTATATAAGCGAGATGTAGGAATAGAAAGTTCTGCTAGAGTTGAGAAGCCTTCTTCTAAGAAGTCCAATAAATCTGCCGCTGATATGGTTTCAACTAAAACAACAGCAGTTGAACCAAAGCAAGATAAAATTTGGACAGAAAGGGAAATCGCTGCAATGTCTATTATTGAATTTGACAAGTATGAAGAAGAAATCGGAAAAGCAATTCATGAGGGCAGAGTAGTAAAATAATAACTTTTAATTTGATAAATAACGGAGAAGTAAAATGGCTTATAACCAATCAGATCAGTTCTTTGAACCAAGTACTGATACTAACGCTAACTTTGCAAACTCCGTAAGTGGTCAGACTAATTCGTTTTTCCTTCCTTCAGTCTACTCTAAAAAGGTTCTTAACTTCTTTAGAAAGGCTTCGGTTGTAGAAGCGATCACCAACACAGATTATGCAGGTGAGTTGTCCGCTTATGGAGATTCTGTAAAGATTATAAAAGAACCTGAAATCACTGTATACCAGTATGAACGTGGTGCAGATGTTACAGACACTAAACTAACTGATCAAGAGTTAACGCTTGTAGTTGATACAGCTAACGCTTTTAAATTCAAAGTTGATGACATTGAAACAGCTATGTCTCATGTGAATTTTAAAGAAGTAGCTAGCTCATCTGCAGCATACGCTCTTAGAGATGCTTATGATGAAGGTGTTATTGCTACTATGTTCGCAGGTGTTTCTGCCTCAAGTCCTAACCATATTCTTGGTTCTGACAACGCTACTGATTTAGCGGCAGGTACATTTGATGGAACTGGTAATCTTGACATAGGTTTTGCATCAAGTGAACATGATCCTATTGACGTACTATCACACATGGCACGTTTAATGGATGAGCAGAACATACCAGAAGAAGGAAGATGGTTCTTAGCATCACCTGACTTCTATGAAGTTCTTGCAAGTTCATCTTCAAAACTTTTGTCTGTTGATTATAATGCAGGACAAGGTTCTATAAGAAATGGTCTAGTAACTTCTGGTAAGTTGCGTGGATTCAGCATGTACAAGTCTAACAACATTGCAGATACAACTAACGCTGCAGGAAAATGTATCGCAGGCCACATGTCATCTACAGCTACTGCTCAGACGATTACAAGTACTGAAGTATTGCGTGATCCTGATAGCTTTGGCGATATAGTGCGAGGTCTTCATGTATATGGAGCTAAAGTACTACGCGGTGAAGCATTAGTTTCTGCTTTCTACGGTATTGACTAAACAGATCTGGGAGGTGTAAAAGCCTCCCTTTTCTACTTTTTAGAGTATAAATTTTATTAATATTAACTTATCTTTTAAAGATAAAGGAGACACAAAATGTCAAACCCAGTATTTAAAGTAAGAGATACAGGGCGCAACTCAGCTAGAACAGTTGATGTTGGGAAAATTGCTGACAATATCTGTACTTCATGGACTTCAGCTACAACAGGAACTATTGCAGTTACTGCTAATGCTACTTATGATGTTTCATTTACTCAGCCTGCTGACACTATTATAAGAAATCTTATTGCCATACCTGCAGGTAACATTGTTACAGCAGGAGCTTCAGGTGATGATGTTGATTTTGATTTAGGTACTGCAGCAGGTGGTGGTCAAATTATTGATGAAAAAGCTATCTTAGATGATGGTGGATCAGCAGTAACTTGGACAGCAAACGCACCCTTGTATATTATTCAAAACTCACATGGACATGCCGCTAACGCTTTTGTAGGTACAGGAGTAACAGCAGGTGTTGTTGGAGGCCCTGCAACTTCAGAAGCTATTGTTATAGCCTCTACGTTGTATAGTGCCGCAGCTAGAACACTTCATGCTCGCCTTAAGCCTCTAGCAAACAACTTAGCAACAGCCGCTACAACTGTTACTTATTTAGTAGAGTTTTTACATCTTGGCTCAACCCCAGATTAAAAATGCCACAGTTAGGTAATGACAAAAATCCTATGATCCTAAATGGCTCTAGTAAGCCCAAAAGCACTAGAGTCTTAGGATTGTTAGGTAGCGCATATTCTGGTGAAGCAAAGAAAAAATATGCAGATAACTATGATCGCATATTTGGTAAAAAGAAAAAGGGTAACTAATGGCTACAACATATTTAACACTTACTAACGAAGTTCTTAGAGAATTAAATGAAGTACAATTAACTTCTGCAAATTTTTCAAGTTCTGTAGGAATACAAGCTTTTGTAAGAGAAGCAATTAATAGAGCGTTAAATGACATAGCTAATGAAGAACCTCAATTACCTTTCTTTGCTGCCGCAGCTAGCGGAGAAACAGATCCTTTTTACGGTAATGTAACTGTAGCAACCGTAGCAGGAACAAGATGGTACACACTTAAAGCAGGAAGCTCTAGTATAACTACTGATTATTCTTCTATAGATTGGGATGATTTTTATATTACAACAATTAGTGTATCAGGAGAATCCGCACCCTATGTATCTAAAGGTTTAAGATTTATATCTTTAACAGATTGGAGAAGATATTTAAGAGATCAAGAAAACGCAGATGATGCAGATACTCAGAATCATGGAGAGCCTCAGTTTGTTATTCGTAGTCCAGACCATAGAAAATTTGGTCTTAGTCCTATCCCAGACAAAGTATACAATGTTCATTTCTATGCTTACTCTGCACCTACAGAACTTTCTGCTCATGGAGATACTATAGTCTTTCCAGATCAATATGCTTCTGTAATCATGGCTAGAACAAGATACTACGTTCATCAGTTTAAAGAAAACTTACAACAAGCAGCTTTTGCATTAGATGATTATAAGAAAGGTATGAAACGTATGAAATCTAATTTGATTAATCCTCAACCTAAAAGTATGACAGATGACAGGATTTATTTCTAATGGCAGCTTCACAACCCTTTTCAGTAGCATTACAAGGAGGGCTAGATAAGTCCAGTAATACAATGGAACTTTTGGGGAAACCTGGAGTTGCTACTAGATTATCTAACTTTGAAGTATCTAATAAAGGTGGATATAGACGTATAAACGGATACACTATATTTGGTGATGGCACAAGACCAAGTAGTTCTAATCAAATATTAGGTCTTGAAGTTTATGCAGACGGAGTTATAGCTTGTTCAGCTACTGATATATTTTTTAGCCAAGACGGTAACAGTTGGTTACAACTAAATAGAGCAAGTGTTGCAGGCGGAGGAGATAACTACAGCACTTTTACAGGGAGAAGCTCACTTACTAGGAGTTCTCAAAATAAAGCAAGCTTTGCAATCTTTGAAGGCAATACAGACTATGGCGAAATAGTTATAGTAGATGATAGTTCCAATAACAAACCTTTCTTATTTAAAATGACAGGAACAGGTTCATTAACTAGCAGAACTTTTTTTGCAGAAGAAATAACAGTAAGCGGTACACATTATCCTAAATACTGTGTGATACATGATAAACACTTAGTAGTTGCAGGTGCAGCTACAGCAAAGAACACAATCTTTTATAGCGGTACAAGTGATATAAATGATTTTACTTCTACAGGATCTGGCAGTATTGTATTAGATGATCAAGTAGTAGGACTTAAATCTTTCCGTAATGAACTCTTTGTATTTTGTAGAAACTCAATCTATAAATTACAGAATATAAATAATTCTAGTACTATAGCTATTGTACCAGTAACACAAAATGTAGGATGTGTAGATGGTAAAACTATTCAAGAATTTGCAGGTGACTTGATATTTCTAGCTCCTGATGGATTTAGAACTATTGCAGGTACAGCAAGAATTGGTGATGTTGAATTAGGAACTGTTAGTAAACCTATTCAACCTCTTATAAATGACATACTAACAAGCTCTACAAACTTTGAATATAGTAGCGTAGTTCTTAGAGATAAGTCTCAATATAGAATGTATTATAGCGGAACTGGAGAATCAACAGCTAATTCAAAAGGAATAACAGGTACTCTTACTGCAAGAGGTTTTGAGTGGACAGAGGTAAAAGGCATACAAGCTCCTGCTGTAACTTCTGGATTTAATTCGGATGGTAGAGAAAAAGTTTATCATGGAGATAGAGCAGGATATGTTTATAATCATGATACAGGAAGTGCTTTTAATCCTGAAGGAACTTCAACAAGTATTCTAGCTGAGTACCAATCTCCTGATTTTGATTATGGAGATTTTGGAACTTTAAAAACTTTAGATCATGTTAAAGTATCTTTAAAACCAGAAGGAGCTGCAGATCCTACATTAAGAGTTAGATTTGATTTTGATACTACAGAAAAAATACAACCAGGTGATGTTTCTTTAGAAGTTGCAGAACCTGCTATTTTTGGAACATCTACTTTTAATGCTGCTACTTTTGGTGCGCCTGAAGCTCCTCTTATAAGACAACACATTCAAGGAAGTGGCCACAGTAACTTCTTTAAAATATTTAGTGAAGACACTAACGCACCGTACACTATTAACGGTTTATATGTAAACTACAGACCTTCTGGGAGATTATAGAAAATGGCTCAAACATATACTAGACAGAGTTCCATAGCAGATGGGGATACTATAACTGCTGCTCTTTTTAACAATGAATACAATCAACTACTTAATGCTTTTAGTTACTCTTCTAGTAGCGCAAGTTCTACAGGACACAGACATGATGGTACTGCAGGACAAGGCGGTAATATTCATACTATTGGAGACTTAGATTTCCTAAATAAAATTGTTGCAGACAGCACTAACAATCGTTGGGGAGTTTTTGTAGAAGTTAGTGGATCAGCAGTAGAACAAATAAGAATACAAGACGGAGCTATTGTACCTGTTACAGATAATGATATAGATTTAGGTACAAGCTCATTAGAATTTAAAGATGGCTACTTTGATGGTACAGTCTATGCAGATGCTATAAACTTCAATGGTACTGCAATCTCTGCTACTGCAGCAGAACTCAATATCATGGATGGAGTTACTGCTACTACAGCAGAACTGAACATTATGGATGGTGTTACGTCTACCGCTGCAGAGCTTAATATCCTTGATGGTGTTACTGCTAGCGCAACAGATTTAAATCTTATAGATGGTATTACAAACGGTACAGTTATTGCAAGTAAAGCAATTATTACTGACTCTAATAAAGATATTACTGGCGGCAGAAATATTACAATCTCTGGAGAACTAGATGCAGCTACACTAGACATTAGTGGTGATGCAGATATTGATGGTACTCTTGAAGCTGATGCAATTACTATAGGCGGTGTAACTTTAGCAGAAACAATTAGTGATACTGTAGGAGCTATGGTTAGCTCAAATACTGAAACAAATATAACTGTTACTTATGAGGATAGCGATAACACATTAGACTTTGTAATTGGTACGCTTAATCAAGATACAACTGGAACAGCAGCATTAGCTACATCAGTAACAGTATCTGCAAACAACAGTACAGACGAAACTATCTTCCCAGTATTTGTTGATGGAGCTACAGGAACTCAAGGATTAGAAACTGACACAGGACTTACTTATAACCCAAGTTCAGGTAAATTAACTGCTACAGAATTTGTAGGTAATATAGATGCTGTAGACGGAGACTTTGATGGTACGCTTGAAACAGACGCATTATCTATAGGCGGAACAACCGTTACATCTACAGCAGCAGAACTTAATATCCTTGATGGTGTAACAAGTACCGCAGCAGAACTTAATATCCTTGACGGTGTGACAAGTACTGCCGCAGAACTTAATATCCTTGATGGTGTAACAAGTACTGCCGCAGAATTAAATATTCTAGATGGTGTTACAGCAAGTGCTACAGACCTCAACCTTATAGACGGTATAACTAATGGTACAGTAATAGCCAGTAAAGCTATTATAACAGATTCAAATAAAGACATTAGTGGCGGTAGAAACATAACTATTAGTGGTGAACTTGATGCTGCTACATTAGATATTAGTGGTGACGCAGACATAGACGGAACTTTAGAAGCTGATGCAATCACAGTTAACGGTACAGCTTTAGCAAGCGTTATTGCAGGAACTACAGTAGCAAATGCTACATTGGCCGCTACAACAACAGTTACAGATAGCACAGCTAATACTAACTTTCCTGTAATATTTCATGATGAATCTAATGCTTTACTAGATGATACAGGAGCATTAAGATATAATCCAAGCACAGGAACATTATTAGTGCCTAATCTTAATGTTGCAGGTACTACTACTCAGGTGGATACTGTAACAATGGAAGCCAGTAATGCAATTATTTTTGAGGGAGCAACAAGTGATGCACATGAAACTACGTTAACTGTAGTTGATCCAACAGGAGATAGAACAATAGGATTACCAAATGTATCTGGTACTCTCCCAGTTCTAGCTGCCGCATCAACTACACAGATTAGTTCTACACCTGAAGAGCTTAATATACTTGATGGAGCTACTGTAGTTGTTGGAGAAATTAACGCATTAGATTTAGGTTCTACTGCAGTTGGTACAGCTATTGCTTCTAAAGCAGTTATATTAGATTCTAACAAAGACTATACAGGTGTCAGAAACTTTACATTGTCAGGTGAATTAGATGCAGGAAGTTTAGATGTATCAGGAGATGCTGATATAGACGGTACATTAGAAACAGATGCCTTGTCTATTAATGGTACTGCAATTACATCTACAGCGGCTGAATTAAATCTTATTGATGGCGGAGCAACAGTAGGAACAACTGCTGTAGCAGACGGTGATGGTATTCTTCATAATGATGCAGGTACTATGAAAGTTACAAGTGCTGCTACATTTAAAACATATTTTCAAGCAGGCTTATCAAGTGCAGCAGATGATATATCAGCAGGGGATGCTGCAGTAAACATAACAACAAGTTCAGGAGACATTACAATAGATGCAGCTGCTAATGATAGTGATATAATATTTAAAGGAACAGATAACAGTTCAGACATAACAATGCTTACACTTGACGGTTCAGACGCAGGTTCAGCTTCTTTTAATGATAAAGTTACTATAGGTGATGGTAAATTAGTTCTTAACGCAACTGCTGTTACCTCAACTGGTGCAGAGTTAAATATACTAGATGGAGTTACATCAACTACTGCAGAGCTAAACATTCTTGATGGTGTGACAAGTACTGCAGCAGAGTTAAACATATTAGACGGAGTAACTTCTACAGCTGCAGAGTTAAACATACTTGACGGAGTTACATCAACTGCGGCAGAATTAAACATACTAGACGGAGTTACCTCTACAGCTGCAGAGTTAAATATTCTAGATGGTGTGACAAGTACTGCAGCAGAGTTAAATATTATAGATGGCAATACAAGTGCAACTTCTACAACTCTTGCAGATGCAGATAGAGTAGTTGTAAACGATAACGGAACTATGGTTCAAGTAGCTCTTACAGATTTAGACGCAAGAGATTTTGATATTGTAACATCTGCACCTACTGATGGAACTGGTAAGAAAACTGGTTTTGTTTGGTACGTTGTATAATAGAAGGATTAATTAATGGCTATTAATATATGGGATGGAGATTCTATTGAAACTCCTAATCCAATACTAGTAAAAGTAACAAACGGAAATTTACGTTTTGTAAACTATGCTGTTGTGTTAGAGACAGACGGTTCTTTAACTACAGTATTTAATGCTATTAGACAAACTACTAAAAATACAGCAACAACTAAAACTACAGCAACTTCTGTTACTGCTAATACAACAACAACTTTTTCTACATCAAATAGTACTACTACAACTTTTAACACAACAAGATCTACTGCTACCTCAAAGTCAACAACAACTACTTTTAATACAACTAGAGCAACTGCTACAAGTAAATCTACTACAACTACTTTTTCTACAAACTATACTTCATATCATAATACTACTACATCATATTTGACAGGCACAACTTTTTTCACAAGTTTTGTTACAACTTTTTTTACAGCAGATGAAAATACTCAAGGTAATGTTTCTGCAAATACCGGTAGAAACACTACAAGAGCAACCACTGAAAGTAGAACTACTTCTGAAGGCGCAACTGTCAGTAGAAATACAACGAGATCTACAACTACAACTTTTAATACTACTACAACCTTTAGTACTTCTAAGTCAACTACTACAACTTTTAATACTACTACAACTTTTAGTACAACAAGAAGCACAACTACAACATTTAACACAACTAGAACTACAGAAACTACTGCTACAGGAAATACTACAACTACTTTTAATACTGCAACTACTATTTTTGTTAGAGTAACTGCTACAGGAAATACAGGATCAGTTTTTGATACTGAAGTAGCTTCAGCAGGAGCGCATAGTGCTAGATATTGGGATGGAAGTTCTTGGACAGGATAAATTAAATGACAGTAAAAGAAGAAATAAAAATAATAAACAGAAGAACAGAAGAAACATTAGCAATTTTATTAGAGCATTTTAAAGAAATGGAAGAAAGAATGGATGCTTTAGAAAGAAAGAAAATGTGTAAGTGTAATAATAACGGAGTTTAAAAGATGGCAGAGAATGAACTACATACAGATCCAGATGAAATACAAAAACTTAACAGAAGACTTGCAGATTTTTGGGATATTATTTCAAAACGTCTAAAAGCAATAGAAGAAAAAATAGACGTTTTAGAAAAAAATGCCTCTTGAAACATTAGCTTTTAATGATGTACTGAATAATGATATAGCTCATTTTTTTAAATCAGGAAATATCAGAAGATCAGAAGTAAATAAACAACTAGATAAGATACACCATTTGTTACCAACGAAAGGTAATCATGGAACAAATTTAGAATACGATATTTGGTATGATTTTAAAAATGAAAAGAAAATAAGAGGATATGTCTATACAGACATTATGACGAAGTTTGTTTATATTAAACCTGCTTCTTCTTTATATTCTTTAAAGCTTTTAAGAGAATGTGTAAGAGGAAAAATTACACAGGAAGGAGAAAAAATCTTTGACGCTATTGCTAATAAAAATGCAGATAAGTATAATTTACAAACTACAGATATAGATTATCCTTATGTAGTTTTTTTAGCAGGTACAAATATTTTAAAAGAAATTACAGATGATGTTAAACTTTTAAAAGCTATAAAAGAAGAAGGTGCTAAATTAAAACCTCATCCTTTAACATCTCCTTTTACAATGTCTTTTTTAAAAGCAAAGTATGGTAAAGATTCTTTAGTAAATAAAAATCTATCAGGACATGAGATTTTAAATAGAGCAAAAGTTGTAGGATGTACTACTAATTCTGAAATGGGATTGATAGCTTTAGCACAAGGTAAGCGTGTTAATTTATTTGATAGACCTAAGATAGCTTGTAAAACTTATACACATATCTATAAAGTTTTATTTGAACAAGGATATCCAGTAATAAATGATTTTAAAAGATTGTTATCAGCAACTAACTCTGGATTAATCTATCATGCATCAGAACAACCTAAAGAAAATATAAAAAACTTTTTTCATTATTTTAATAAAGTAGAACATGTTAAACCTAACAGACCTAAAAGTCTTAATACTAGAAAGTAATAACTTAACTAATCTTACAGTTAACTCTTTAGAAAAAAATACTCCACAAGTATCTTATAAAGTAATAACTAAAAAAGAACAAACAAACAGTAGGATAGGTACAGCATTACTAAATACTAAAGGAATAACTTTAGTAGTTAAAAGCGGTATAGTTTTAGAATTAAAAGAAGGAGACATACCTTCTATAGAACAATTAGAAGCTGTTGATATATGTGTAAGCAGAAAAGCAGTTTTTATAGATCACAATAGATTATCAGAGCATTATCGTTATGTAGATACTACATTGACAAACGGAGTTGTTGATTTAAATATTTTTATTATTAATCCTAAAAGATGGAAAGATGTTCCAGAAACAGATACTGGAATATTAAACGATGTTAAAAAATTATTTATACCTAGATACATGCATCACAAAAATGATATTTTATTACAAGAAGAAGCAACAGCAACAATAGATGCTTTTAACTATGGAGTTCTTGGAGAGCAAGCAAGTGTGTTTAATTATATAGATTGTATTGAAGCAGATACTATAAACATGTTAGAAACTTATGGTTATTGTTTTGATAAATTACTTCCTTATTTAAAAGGAATACCTAAAAAAGAAAAAGAAAGAATTAAATTTTTAGCTAACAAAACAAATATTAAAATTAAAAATACTAGAGAAAAGATGCACCGTTTAAATATAGGAATAACATAATGGATATGGAAACTTGGAATATACTTATAACTTTAGTCATAGCCCCTGTAGTTTATAGTATTCGTCAAAACTTTGTAGAGCTTAAAAGGATTGACGTATTGTTAAACAAAACCAGAGAAGAAGTAGCTAGAACTTATGTAACTAAAGACGAAATGGAAAGCAGTATGGATAGAGTTATGCGTATGCTCAGTAAACTTGAAACAAAACTTGATAAACTTTTTGAAGTTAAAACTAATTAGGAATTACTATGGCAAGAAAAAGATATAAAAAGAAAAGAATAGACTACCGTAAGGGTGGTAGAGTTTCTTTAAAACATGGAGGAAGACCTCAACGTAATAACTTTGATAATGCAGATGAGTACAGAAATGCTTTAGATAATTGGGCCAGCGATCCTGCTCATAGTTCTGCACAAACATCTCCACAAAGAACTACTCCAGAAAGAATGGCAGAAATATCTTCAATGCCAGGAGTTCCTTCTCCTACAGGTGTCAAGTCTATTGATGAATATAATGTAGGAACATCTATTCCTCCAGAAGATAATAATTTAATGGCTACTCCTACTAGAACTAGAACTACTATAGAGCGTGGACAAGGTAAAAAAGGTATGGGTGGAAAAGGAAGAGGAGGTAAACCTTATATTCCTCCTGCTGTGACTGCTCCTAAAAATAAAGATACAAGAAATATTTATACTGATGCAACAGAAGGTAAAATTACTACAGCTAGAACAACTGCAGAAGCTACAAGAAAAGGAGAGACACAGTTACCTTCAATTCCAGAGATTAGTACAGAAGCAGGAACTAAACTTGATACTACTATTAAAACTCCAAAGGATGATATAGAAGAAATAGGAGTACAAACTGGAGCTACAGCAGATGTATCCGCCTCTACTTTAAAACAAGATGCTACTACAGGAACAGCAACTACTTCTGCTCAACAAACTCCTATTGCAGCTTCAACAATGACAGCAATGCAAAACACTACTCCTTCTGCAGTAGATGGAGCAACAGGACAACTTTCTCCAGAAGCAGTTGCACAAGTAACAGAAATTAGAAATCTATCTGGTGAAGCAGTAGCTGCACAAGTTTCTGATTCATTAGTTAATGCAGCTAAAGCTACTAATGTAGATGGTATTATTTCTGCAGGAGCTTTTGTACCTGCAGTAACAGGAGTAGGCGCACAAGTTTCTGCAACCTCAGATGCAGAGGTGCAAACTAGAGAAGCTATTACAGGAACTTCTGCTTCAGGAGTAGCTGCACAAGTTATAAACACAGTAGGCTTTGAAGCTGCACAAAGAAGTTCAGTACAAGGTATAGCTAGAGCAGGCGCTGCCGCTTCTATGGTAGCTCAAGTTGCTGATATACCGCAAGCAATTACTGCAGCTATAGTAGAAAATCCTGCAACTGTAGAAGCTCAAATAGACTCAGAGCCTGTACAAGTTCAAGCAGCTATTGCAGCTTTACCTACAGAAGCTTTAGTAAGCTCACAAATGGAAGGTCTCTTAGGAGGTCTTGAAAGTGGTAACATTCCTTTATGGGCTAGGCCTGCAGTAGATGCAGTAAATCAAAGCATGGCAGAAAGAGGCATGGAAGTTTCTACTGTAGGTAGAGATGCTATGTTTAACTCTATTATACAAAGTGCTTTCCCAATGGCACAAAGTAATGCACAAGCTTTACAGGCTAGAGCAGCTCAAAATTTATCTAATGAACAACAAGCTAACTTAGAAAGTTCTAGATTAGATATGACTAGGAGAATGACTAATCTTGCTAATCGTCAACAAGCAGAAAGTCAAACAGCACAAAACGCACAACAAATGGCAGTTATGCAAAGTCAGTTTGATCAAGCAGCAGTAATGACTACTGCACAGCAACAGCAACAAACTGCGCTTGCTAATCTACAAAATCAACAACAAGCTGCAGTTTTAAATGCACAGAATGAACAAGCTATGAATCTACAGAATCTTAATGTAGGTACACAGATAGACTTAGCTAATCTTCAGTTACAGGATGCAACTGCTAGAGATAACATGTCTGCTGTTCAACAAGAAAGATTATCAGAGTATCAAAACGCAGCTAAGTTCCTTAGTCAAAATGCAGCCTTTGCACAAGACATGCAAAAAGCAAACTTAACTGCAGATCAACAAGTTCGTTTAGCTAATCTAAGTTCTTTGAATACAGCAAGCGCACAGAATCTAAGTGCAGCTCAACAAACGGAACTAGCAAATTTAAATAAACAAATGCAGGTTAACTTAAATAATTCTAAACTTGCACAACAAATGGGATTAGCACAGCTTAATGTAGATCAACAAAGAGCTATGCAGAACGCAACTGTTACTGCAAATATGGATATGACTAAGTTTACTACAGCACAACAAGTAGAGTTAGCTAATAGTAAGTTTATGCAAACATCTACTCTTACTAATTTAAACAATAGCCAACAAGCAATTTTACAAAATGCAACTCAAATGGCCGCACTTGATATGGCTACATTAGATCAAAGAACTAAGCTAGCTGCACAAAACGCACAGTCTTTCTTAACTATGAATATGGCTAATCTTAGTAATGATCAACAAGCTTCTATGCTTACAGCACAACAAAAACAACAGTCTTTGTTATCTAATCAGGCAGCTGAAAATGCATCAAGACAGTTTAACGCTACTAGCGAAAACCAAACTAATCAGTTTATGGCAAACCTTGCACAGCAGATTGAACTTAATAATACAGCACAGCTAAACGCTATGGAACAGTTTAATGCTACAGCGCAGAATCAAGTAGATCAACAAGTTAGAGGATTAACTGTAGATGAAAATAAATTCAATGCTCAGATGTCTACACAGATTAGTCAGTACAATACACAGCTAGCTTATGATAGAGCTAAGTGGAACGCTACTAATGCACAAGCTGTAGAGCAATCTAATATTGCATGGAGAAGACAAGCTAATACTATTAATACAGCAGCCGCTAATCAGATAGCTATGCAGAACTCACAGAATTTATTTGGCATGTCTTCACAGGCTCAATCGTTTTTATGGCAAGAATTAAGAGACAGAGCAGCTTATGAGTTTCAAGCAGCTGAAAAGTTTGAAGATAGAAAGACACACCTTATCGCTCAATCACTAGGCAATGAAGCTACTAGCGCACAGTATTGGGATAGTTTAACAACATCTAATATTTCAAAAGTATTTGATTCATTAGTTAATATAGCATCAGTAGGAGAATAATAAATGGCATTTTTACCCTTTGCAGCCGTAGGAGCTTTACTAGCTTCTTCTAAAAAAGTAAGAAAAGAAATAGGTCGCTTTGCTAAAAAAGTAAAAAAGAAATTAAAAAAAGTAACAAAGAGCAAAGCATTTAAAATAATTGCAGCCGCAGCTCTTATAGCTACTGGAGTTTATTTTGTTGGAGGTATGATGGGGGCAACGCTGCCTGGAATTACCGCAACAGGAGGTACAGCTGCAGTAGGAACTGGAGGTACAGCAGCCGCTTCAGGTAACATTTTATCTAATACAGCAGCATTATTTGTAAACGCAGGTAAATCTGTAGCTAATACTGCTTATTCAGCAGGACAATCTACTACTGCTTTTTTAAACGAAGGCTTTAATAAAATAACAGGAGAAGCAGGTAAAGAATCTGTTAAAAATACAGCAATAGATACTACTGTTACAGATCCTATGCTTATGACTCAAGATCAACTAGCAGATTTTTCAGCAGGAGAAACTATAAAGGCAGGAGCTAAAGAAGAAAGTAAAAGAGGATTTTTAGGAGGTAAACCTTTTTCAGAACAAACTACTGTTGAAAAATTAAAGACAACAAAGAATGTAGTTACTGGTGTTCAAGCAGCAGGAAGTTTATTAGCAGGCTCACCAGAAGGAGCAGAAGGAAGTCCTTTTGCAGGATTTGATCCAGAAGGTTTTGTAGGAGATCCTGTGTTTACTCCTGCTCCTATGGCGCAAATGCAATCAGCTTATCCTTTAATAGACTTTAATCGCCTAGCAACACCTATAGATCCTAGTGCTTTTATGAGAACTAATCAACAACTTGGACAAACGTAACGGAGATACCAATGGCAGAACCAACTTTAGATAGAGCAGGTTTAGAATTTTTAGCAACACAAGGCGCACCTGTTCCCGGAGAATCTTTAACAAACAGTCCAGATCAAGCATACGCTTGGGAACAAGCTCCACAGTTTACTTCTGTACAACCTGCTTTAGATGCAACTTTTTTAGAACTAACTGAACCTGATGCTTATCATGAACTAGTTAAATTAATGAGACAAGGTGTTCCTATTGGCCAACTTACAGATATTATAATCTATAAAGGTTTTACTTCTGGTCTTTGGAATCCTGATTTAGCTATGTTACTTTTAGAGCCTATGATGTATTTGTTAATTGCTTTAGCTACACATGCAGGCATAGATGAACCAGTTTTAGATGATGAGCCAGATACTATGGAAGCAGATGAACAACTAACAGAAGTACAAAAAGCTATAGAGATGGCTAAAGAAAAAATTGTTCCTGAATTAAAATTAAAAGGAATACCTAGAGAAATACAACAACGTGTAGATACACTTGAAATACCTGAAAGACCTACAGAACCTTCAAGTTTATTGAGTAGAGAGGAGCAAGCATAATGGCAAAAAGTATAATGGGTGATGCTCAAGTTAATAGAATTGTTACAGATTCTCAACAAAGAGTAGCCAAAGCTAGAAAAAAAGGAAAGAAAGCTGCTTTAATAGCTCCTTTAGTAATAGGCGCAGATCAAGTTTTAAAAGTAAAAGCACAACAACGCGCTAAAGATTTTTGGACAGGACAACAACCTGAGTTACAAAGAATGGAAGATTACTTTAATACTAGTTTTCAATTTCAAAAAGATCATACTGCAAGATTTAATAATAGAGCGGATTGGGAAACACAATACAAATCTGACTATCGCAAACAATGGATAGAGGATAAATTATTAAATCAAGGAATTGGTTCAGGTTATACTCAAGAACAATTAAATGTAATAGCTGCAAAAGACATGAATGATGATTTAACAGAATATAAAAGATTATTAGATCTATCTGCAGACTTTAAACTCTCAGGAGATCAAACAGTAGAACAAAAGAAAGCTAGATACTTTGAACCTTTCAATACAGCTACAGCTAAACACATGAAAGAGATGGTAAAAGATGGCGGTCTTCTTCCTGGAGCTATTAATTTTATTATGGGTAAAAAGAAATGGACTACAGGAACTCCTGAAGATGCTGCAATACAAGCTTTTAAAGATCAAGTCTTTGCTTCTTCACTTGCTTGGGATGAACAACAAGGTAAGTATGAGACAGCAATAGGTAACAATGAATTGCAAAGTATATTTTCTAATACTGGAGAAGATCTTAATTTTCCTGGGGTTATTACTAAACATGAAAATGAAAGAAGTAGCTTTATTAGTAATGATCAAAAGAAAAGTTATGTATCAGGAGAGAGACTTAAAATAAAATATAACCTTGGCGGAAAAGATCAAGAAATATCTCCTTATGTTTTAACAGGAGCAATGGGAGGAAATCCTGAAGATAAAATTACTAAAGAAGATTATTGGACTGATGTAACAATGATTTCTTCTGCTTTGCAAGATCAATATGAAAAAACAAAAGGAGCAGGAGGTATCTATGATAAGTTCCATTTTATGCAACAAGCTATAGATATAGTATCTAAAGAAACAACAGAAGGAATTCCTAATCTTTCAATTACACCAAGTAGTCTTGCAGGTTTAGGCTTAGGCCCTCAATATGGAGGAATAAACATAACTTATACACCTTTAACTGCTGAAAGAAGAAGGCAATTAACTGTAGGTCAAATAAATTCAGGAGGTATTTATAAAGTTACTTCTTCAGATGAACAAAGAAAATTTGATCAGAATCTGACACAAGTTTCTAGAGCTATGACTAATGCTGTTACTACAAATTCTAGTACAGGACAAGCAACCAGTGACGGTTCTTCAGAGCTTATGAAACTGCAAAACTTTTTAAGTGATCCAAATAGTGTTTTTACAAAAGACAATGTAGACTCAATAGAACAAGTAATATTATTACAACCTCCAAGCCCTGTTAGGGATAGCGTAATGGAACTATTAGCAAGTAGAAGTAAAGAGTTAAATAGTTTTAAAAGTATGGAAGCGTCAATGTCTAACAAAATTAAAGAAGGTTTGACGGAAGCAGGCCCTCCAACAGGATTAGGTTTAGATACTATGCCTGATATAGATCCTACATTAGGCAAAGGTAATTATACTAAAATAAAACAATCAGGATACAATTCTATAGATGACGTTCTTTTAGGCAAAAAACAAATAAATATTCCAGGAATAATGAAAACACTTAAAGATACAGTTAAACAAGATTTAAAATATTTTGGCCCAGTAAACATAACAGATGTTCAAGAATATGTAAAAGAAACTATACCTGTAGTTAAGAAAGCAGCAAAACAATTTATTGATGATGCTCCTGCAAAAATTAAAAAAGCAGCTAAAGTAGTTTCTGATGAAGCTAATGATGCTCTTACTTCTGTTGCTAAAACAGATAAGTATATTACATCAGGAGAGTTAGGTATAGATTTAGGATTTGCAAAAGATGAAGCTGTTGAAGGAGCAAGACAGTTTGCTCAAGATTGGATAACTCTTGGTCAAAATGCTTCTGAAAAAGTAAAAGAATTTTATGATGCTACAGAAGATGCTAGAAAAGATATTAAAGATCAAGCAAAACTAATGACATTCTATGATGATTTTACTTCAACTAATTGGAATGTAGTTAAACAAGATATAGCAGATTCATACATACAGTTTGCTAATGAAAACAATATAGATATAACTAAAGCTGTACAAAAAGGAACAGCAGTTTGGTTAGCTAAAATGATTGAAGATACTATGCCTATATCTGGTAGAACTGCAGCTCAAATAAGTTTGCAAAGACAAAAGTTTAAAATGAAACAAGATGCAGCTCAAAGAAAAATTGACTTGTTTAATATGAAACAAGATGTAGCTCAAGATATTGTAGGTTTTACTAAAGACAGTTCAAAAAACATAGGATTACTAGCTAGAAGAGAAGATAGCGAGGAGAACTAAATGTCAATGACTTGGCAGCAATTTCAGCAAAACAATCCTAGTATGTTTAAAAATCTAGGTGAAACTCAAGAAGAAAAAGAAAGAAGACAAACTTTAGAAAATCAAGAAAAAACTTTTTCTGCTATAAAAATTTCAAATAACAGACCTGACTATACTGCTGTATCTGGATATAATGATTTTAGCAATACTGTAAATCAAGAAATAAATCAGAAAAAAAATGTTTATGATGATCCTTTTATTCAAAGAATTTTAGATGATAATACATCTTCTAATTTAGATAGGGAAAGAAAACAGTCTGCTTCTTTTTATTCTGATACTGAATATAGTATGAATGATCTAGATCAAGATCAAGTATATCAAGAAGTAGGAGAAAGATATCTAAGAGCTATAGGTAGTGATGAAAACTTATATGAAAATTTAAGAGATGCTAAATATAGTATAGGAGATGCTGTTGCTTTAGCAATGAAATCTGATAACTGGAGTGATCAAGTTAAAGCAGATTATAAATATTTAAAAACTGTTTTTGATAATTCTAATACAACAGGTGCAAAACATATTCTTCAAGCTACTAAAGATATTGCTATAGATCTTGTTTTTGATCTTCCTAATTTATTAGCTGTTCCGTTTATTGTATCTACTGGAGGAGTAGGAGGCATAGCTTTATCTGCTGCTTCTAGACTAGGAGCAACACAAGCCTTTAGACAAAGTGCTAAGAAGATGGCTCTACAATACAATAAAAATAAACCTTTAAGAACAGCAAGTATTGGTTTAACAGAAGGTGCTTATGATGCAGGAGTTATTGGTGTCTCTAATCAAATTAGTGATGTTCAAACTGGAATTAGAGAAAAATTTAGTACTCCAGAGGCTATAGGAATGACTGCAGTAGGTGCTGTAATTGGAGGCGGTGCTGCTGCAGGCTTAGTAAAATTAGGAGATGTTATAGCTAAAAGGCAATTAAATAAATTTGCAGAAGAAACAGGATTAAGAACAGAAGATATAGCTGACGCTAAACCAGAACAAATTAAAAAATGGCGAGAAGATTTAAGAAAAACAGATAAAATTATAGGTGCTATTACAGGTAAAGCAACAACTCCTTTTAAAGAATTTGCTAAAGGTTCTCCGACAATACAAGAATTTTTAACTAATATTAGATATGATGCTATGCGTAGGCTAATGGATAAAGGCCCTGAAGAAATAGCTAAAACAACTTTTGGTGCTGCAGTATCTAAAAGACAAGCAGAGTATACTTTACTTATGCAGAAAGCAATGGGTAATCTTACTGGTTTAAACGGAAAGATTGATCCTGTAGATGAAGCAGATATTTTGTATTTATTAAGTAGAGATATAAATTTAAACAACCATGTAAAACTTGTAAAGTTTAATAAGAAAGGTCTTAATACCTATGAAGTTATTGAGCCTGTCATAATAGACGGAAGAAGAATGTCAGATGAAGTTATGAAAGCTGCTAAAGGTTTAGATGAAAGTTTTAATAAAATCTTTGAAGACGGTTTTGGTATAGAAACAGTAGGCGGTACAGTATCTAAATTTGATTTATTTAAAAATATATCTCAAAGAGTAGCTAATTATTTTCCTAGACATTGGAGTATAGATGCTATTAAAGAACAAAGAGATGTATTAGAAAATTTATTAATAAACTCTAGACACACAGATATGCGTTTAGAAAGAATGACTGATGAAGGAATTGAAGAATTAAATTTAGATGACGGTGTTACTAGATATACTATAGACTTTGATGCTGATGGTAAAATGATACCTGATAGTGTTGCTAGATTAGATGATGAAGCTAGAAAATTTGTTAATGTAAATGAACTTACTATAGATCAAAAAGTTTTTGGTGATGTAATTAATCCTAAAACTAACAAGCCTTATCTAGAAAGATACAATGGTTTTGAAGATATGGCTTTAGAGTCTTTAAAGAAAAAATATAATCTAACTGATCTACAAGTAAATGTAAGTACTAAGAAAAATTTATTAGCTCTTAGACCAGAGTTAGCAGATGAGTTTAATCTTGCAGCTAGAAAATTTAAAGCTCAAGTTATAGTGCAAGATTTAATTAATAAAGCTGATCCTAAATACAAAAATTTAAAAGGTAGTATGCCTAAACTTGGCAGTAATACTTTTATGAAAGAAAGAGCTTTTGATGATATTGCAGATACAGACTTACAAAAATATGGTTTTGTAAATACAGATGTTCAATCTGTAGTTACTGACTATGCTTTAAGTATGGGTAAAACTATAGAAAAAGCTAGATATTTTGGAAGAAGCGAAAGAGAATTTAATAAAAGATTTATTGAACCTATTATAGATGAGCTTGATGAATTTGGACAAAAATATAACAGAGAAGAGTTAGTAGATAACTTAACTAAACTGTATAAAGTAACTGCAGGAGTAGAGGATACTGTTCCTGCTTATGTAGGTAAGTTTGGTAGAAACGCAGTAGATGCTTTAAAGGTTTCACAGCAACTAGCTCACTTAGGTTTTGCTACGGTGTCTAGTCTTACTGAACCTTTGATTGCTTTATCTAGAGCAGATTTACCAGACGCTATTAATTTAAGTAAATCGTTTGCTGTAGCAGGATCAAAATTTGCAAAGAAAGCTTTTGTTACTGCAGGAGATCGCATTGCTAATCTAACAGGTAAAAGAACAAGACTCTTTAAACAATTAGATGATGAAGATTTATATGATACTTATCAAGCAGGGTTGTCTTTAGAAAATTCTGTAATGGATAGAATTGAAGGTATGTATGGAGAAGGTTTGCAAAGCGGTACAGCAAAGAAAATTTCTAATTGGTTTTTTAATTTAAACGGACTAACTCCCTGGACACAAGCTGTTCAAATGGGAGCATATAAATTTGGACAACAAAAAGTACTTAGAATACTTAACGAATTAAACGATAATACCAATTTCTATGGAGTAACTTTGTCTCCTAAAATGAAACAAAGAAGAGTAGATCAATTAGCTGAAATAGGTATTGACAGTAATCAAGCTTTAATAGCTTATAAAAGTAATGTAGATGCTGATGGTATTTTTAATGAACAAGCTTTTAGAGATAGTACTTTTTTTGAAGAGCAAGTTTCTCCTGCTTCTGCTTTATTTGCTAGAGAAATTATTCTTAATCCTACAGCTGCAGAAGGAAGTAAACCTTTATGGATGAGTGGCTACTGGGCGCAACTATTTGTACAGTTTGCAGGTTATCCTACAGCATTTAATAATACAGTACTTAAAGGTATGGCAAGAAATATGGTAAGAGATCCTGTTGCTAATGTTCCTAAAATTATGGGAGCAACAACTATGATGACAGGGGTAGCTGTTATGACTAATGCTATTAGAAGTGAAGGCAGAAGTTTACAAGAAGAAGATAGTAAAGTTATGGGAGAAGCTATAAGAAGATGGGGTGGATTTGGGCCTTATGAATATATACATAAATATCTTGAAGGGGCTAAGTATGGCGGTAGAGAAACAGCTGCAGCAATTAAAGCTCCATTAGGGCCTCTTCCTGCAGACCTTATAGATTCTGTAGTTACAGATAAAAGTATTCCTGAAATTCTTGGAACTAATATTCCTTTTTATTCTGCTCTTAAAAAGAATGAGAAAATTTTTGGAGTAATTCCTTCTAGAAATGATATTAAAAAATTTACTAGGAATTTAGGACAAGGAGTTGTATATGATAAAGATTCTGTAGAGTCTTTTGCAGAAGGTGGAGAAGTTACACAAAACAACAATAATATAACAGATGTTTATAAGTTTTTAACTAGAGATCAAAATGAATATGGAACTACAGACACAACTCCTATTGCTTTGCATACAGAAGATACGTTACCTACATTAGATATTAAAGATACATTCTACATAGACTTAAAAGGCTTTACAGTTGCAGATAAACTAGAAGCATACCGCAAGTCAGATACTATTGGAGTTCCTGTATACAAAGCTAAAGGCAGAGGAAACGTAGCAGGTAAAATTAAATTTCATAAGTTATTAGAATTAGATATTGATAATACAGAACTAGAAACTGTACAAGAAAGTATTAACAAAAATAAAGATGATATAATATATACAGATGATTTTATTGCTAATGAAATTATTAAAGAAACAAACTATCAACTTACTCTTAGAGATGATGTTCTTAATGATGATCCTGATAGGACTGCTAATAAAGAAAAATTAATTACTAAAAGTAAAAGTTTTTTAATAAAGAATGAAATACTTAAACTAGGCTATGATGCTATAAAGACTAAAGAGGGCTATACATTACTTAGAGAGAACCAGTTTTTAGCTACAGAAATACTAGATAGAAGACAACAAGTATTCTTAGGTGGTTTATTAAAAAGAGCTAGAGGATTTTTAGGCGCACTTTTAAGAAGAGCTAAAGGTGCAGCAAACAGGGCTGAAACAAAAATGGAAGATATACAATTTCAAACACAAGACGCTGTATTAATAGGAGGAGCTGCACAAGCTGTTCCTAGAACTTTAGTAACTGATGAAATAATATTACCTAAACTATTTAAAGATAAGTTAAGAGATAGTGAAAGCTCTGGAAATTATGAAGCTGTAAATAGTCTAGGATATATGGGTGCGTATCAATTTGGTAAGAGTAGATTAAAAGATTACAAAGATAGATATAATACATCTTTTACTAATGAAGAATTTTTAGCAGATAAAAAATTACAAGATGAAGTATTTGATTGGCATGTTAGTGATATTAGAAAAGGAATTAAAAGAAATAAACTGGATCAATATATTGGTCAAAAAATTAATGGAGTAGCTATTACAGAACCAGGAATGGTTGGTGTTGCTCATTTAGGAGGCTTTACAGGTATGAAACAGTTTATTAGAAATTTAGGAGAAGGAGATAAGCAAGATGCTTATGGTACTAAACTTTCTGATTATCTAGATAAATTTAAAAATACTAGATTTGAGTAAAGATATGTATTCAGAAGATATACTTATTATGTACCATGAAGATGACTTAGATAGAGCGTATCGCATAGATTGCAAGATGCGAACTAAACAAGATTTAGCTTGGTTAAAAAGAGAAGAGTTTAGAAAAGTTTATGAAGAGCTTTTAGAAGCTCATTTAAAGGGGATGCCAGAATTACCATTAGAAATAATTATGGATTCTGTAGATAGAATACTAGAAAGTAATATACGTTTTAGTCCTGATGAACTAACTAGAGGCAAGTAGAATGAAATTTGGAATGATAAAAAACTTAATAGGCGCAGTAGCTCCAACAATCGGTACAGCCCTGGGTGGGCCTATGGGCAATATGGCAGCTAATATGATTGCTGAAACTTTAGGATGTGAGCCTACACCTAAGAAAATAGAGCAAGCAGTACAAGCAGCCACACCAGAACAACTTGCAGAGATTAAAAAGATTGATGCAGACTTTGAAGTAAAAATGAAAGAGTTAGATGTAGATCTATATGATCTTCAAACTAAAGACATACAAGATGCAAGAGGGAAATTTTCTAAAGATTGGACATCTAGAATCATGGGATTAGTTGTTGTTGGTGGCTTTATGGGTTACATTTTTCTAATTACTCTGCAGCCTCCAGAGCAGAACAGCGAAGCGTTGATCAACTTAGTGCTAGGTTATCTTGGTGGTCTTGCAAGTGCTATTATATCTTTTTATTTTGGAGCGTCTAATACTGGAAGTAAAGACGATAAGTAATGGAAGACATTATAAATCTGATTAATCAGGTAGGCTTTCCAGTTGCATCTGCATTAGGTTTAGGTTTCTTTATATGGAAACTTATTAACCGCATTATTGATGGTATGGAAGCTAAGATAGATGTAGTTGATGAAAAAGTAGATGCTAGTCTTAACGCAATGGAAGAAAGACTAAGCACTAAACTTGATGCTCAATACGGAATAATTGTAGCTTTAATTGATAGGGTACGCGCACTTGATAATCAAACTATACGTCAAGATGTTTTACTAAAAACATTACTTGGTATTCCTAATTTAATTGAAATAGATAAGGTGGCAAAAGCAGACCGTGAAGATCAAAGAAAAGATTAAAATTAACCTAATAGCTTTTTTTATTTGGCAAGGAGATATCTTTGCAGACGAATTGTTATTTAAATTTAAAAGTCCTAGCTTTTCTGGAGTAAATACTAGCAGTCACTATCTTACAATAGAGAACCAAGAAGCTACAAGAAAGCAAGCTATTAAAGAAGAGATAGAAGCATATCAAGATCAGTTAGCTAGAGAAGCAGATAACACTACACTTGCAAGGTTTATAAGAAATTTAGAAAGCAGAATCTACGCACAATTATCTAGGCAAATGGTAGAACAATTATTTGGTGAGACACCACAAACATCAGGATCACTTGAGCTAGAAGGAAATACTATTGAATACAAAGTTGAAAATGAACTTATCACGCTTACTATTACAGACGAAAATGGGGGGCAGACCAGTATTACTGTGCCTATTGGTACTTTTACTTTCTAGTTGTGCATCTAAAGATTTATTAAACGGAAGCGGTATACCTAATGTTGTAATAAAAAGTTCTTCTGTATTAGAACTACAGTCTGAAGAATTAAAACAACTTCCTGCAGCAATACGAAAACCAGTAATAGCTATATACCCTAATAGCTTTAGAGATCACACAGGACAGCGCAGAAGTAATGGGCAGTTTGCCTTGTTCAGTACTGCAATTACGCAGGCCCCTGAAGCATTTCTTATCAGAGCTTTAAAACAAGCTGCAAAGGGAAAGTTTTTTCAAGTTGCAGAGCGCGTAGGATTAGATTCACTTACTAAAGAAAGACAACTTATACGTTCAACAAGAGAAACATTTGAAGAGGACAGCAGCGTCAAACCTCTTTTACTAGCAGGACTCTTGATTCAGGGAGGAGTGTTATCGTATGATTCTAATATAAAATCTGGAGGCGCAGGAGCAAGACTGTTAGGTCTAGGAAGTTCTAAACAGTATAGAGAAGATTTAATTACCATATCTTTGAGATTAGTTTCTGTCTCAACAGGAGAAATATTAATAGAAGTATTAGTATCTAAAACAGTTACATCAGCAGGTCTTTCGCAGGATGTGTTTAGATTTTTAGATGAAGGCAGAAGACTTATTGAAGTAGAAGGAGGAGTTGCAGAGAACGAAAGTACCTCTATAGCTCTACAACAGGCAATAGAAGAAGGTGTTTTACAAATAATTAAAATAGGAATAACCAGGGGGTATTGGGAATATGAAGAAATTAATTAGCTTGTTAATGCTTGTTAGCATTTCCGCAACAGCTTCAGACAACGAAATCTTTGTAGATCAAGTAGGAGCTACAGCTAATATAGATCTTGAACAGTTAGGTAGTGGTAACATTATAGGTGGTCTTACTGCAGTAGCAGGTTCAATGACAGCCTTGGATCTTGACGGAACATCCATGACGTTAGACATAAATCAGATTGGTGATGCTAACAAATTTCTAGGAGATATGTATGCAGATTCATACACAGGTTACTTTAATTTTGATGGCGATACTAACACGTTCACATCTAAAATGGATTCAACCAATTCGTTTGGTGCAGATGGTTCAAACGTTAATGTCCAAGTGACAGGTAGTACCAACACCTTTACACTTGATCTAGCTACTAGTGCTTTAGCAAGTAGCGCAGATATAGATTGGACTGTGCAAGGTTCTAGTAATACTATTAATGCTGACATTGATGTGGATTCAGCTACTAATTATATGAATATAGATGGCGATAGTAATACAGTAAATTATGATGGAGATGGTTATGCCCAGGGATATTTTCACCTTACACACACAGGAAGTTCAAGAGCCTTTGATGTGGATCAACAAAGCACACAAGATTCAGATTGGGTTAAAGTTACTTCTACTGGTTCTAACGGTACAGTTTGCATTAACCAAGACGATCAAGGCACAAGCGTTGGATGTTAATATTGGAAACATTACACAATTAAACGGAAATACCAGAGTAGTAAGAGATAAACCTTATAAGAGCGAGATTGATTTCTCGCTTAACTCTATGGACAAACTAGAAACTGCACAAGGTAGAATGGGTGTTACGTTTAGAGATGATACAACAATACGTTTAACAGAACACAGCAATGTGATTATTGATGAGTTTGTATTTGATGTCAATCCTAGCAAGTCAAGTATGGCTCTTAATTTTGTAAAAGGAACCGGGAGATTTATATCCAGTAAGAAGCCACGCATACCTAAAGATAATATTACAATCAGGACACACGCGGCAACCATTGGAATAAGGGGGACAGACTTCACAATAACTGTAAAAGAAACTGGTGAAGCTTTGGTAATACTTTTGCCTGATGAGTTTGGTAATGCAAGTGGGGAGATAACTGTTGATACGGCCTTAGGTCAGGTAATACTTAACAAAGCTTATGAGGCTACTACAGTCTATAATTTTGAAACAGCACCTACTCCTGCTGTAGTATTAGACCTAACACTAGATATGATTGACAATATGCTTATTGTAAATCCTCCAGAGACTAAAGAGATTCAAACAGATGAATCAGTTACTGCTGTAGATAATCTATTAGATGTAGACTTTTTAGAGTTTGATGGACTTGAAGAAGATGCTTTAGCTAAAGATGATTTAGAATATACAGAGCTTGATGTAGATTATTTGGCAGGTAACTTTCTAGAAGATCTCTTAGACATTATTCAAGAAGTAGATGAGTTAGGTAAAGCTGAGAAAGCTTTGTCAGCAGACGGAGTTAAAGGAACAGCAGTAGGTTATGATAAGGATACGCAGATCAGTACCTTTGTTACTGACACAAACTTAAAGTTCTTAAGAGCTATAGAAGATACACTAGAGATGAGCGTAGACAAATCAGGTTCTTACAATATAAGAATAGAACAAGAAGGAAAAGTAAATCAAATAACTACCAACGGAGGGAGTAGTTCTACTATTACTATTAAACAAGGAAGTTAAAAATTATAAAAGTTTCTATTTATAGGCACTATATTTTTTTCTTCTAATAAAGGAACAGATATAGATATTCTTTTAGATAAGGGTATAGCAGAATGGCCTATTCCTTTTGGAATGTAAAGCATATCTCCTGCAGTTAATTTAAAAGTTTCTACATCTTTTGTATTGTTTTCAAAACTATTACAGACTGTCCATTGTACTGAGCCAATGCAATGTACAAGAAAATTATCATCATGATCTATATGTGGGCGAAAAGATTTTCCTTTAGAGTTTCTACTACAATAAAAATGAGCATCACATGCGCCTTTAAACTCTGTCTCTATAGCTTCTGCTATATCTGAAATACTTTGAGTAAGCATAGATGCTTTAGTTAGTATAATAGATCCATTGTTATTCCAAAGAGTATGTAAATATTTTTTATCAAAGTAATCTTTTTTAGCCCATGAAGTTTTAGATCCTTGATAAAGATTATTTTTTTCCATACAAAGTTTTTTACCATTGGGTAGTATAGCTTGTATGCCTGCTACTGCTCTATCATTATTAATGTAATCAGAAAGTCTATGCCAAGAAATAATATTACTGTACATAAATCTTCTAAATCTATTTCCTTTAATAACACAGAATTTTTTATCTTTATATTCTGTTTTAAATTCCTCAACAGACATAGGATCAATTAAACTTTTAAAGTCTATCACTATGCTTTTCGCCCATTTAAATCCGCTTCTATTTTATTATGTACATTATCTAATTCTCTGGTCGCGCTTCGCATTGTGGACTGTAACAGGTTAAAATCTTCTTTAGTTAAATGTTTTTTTAATTGTGTAATGTCTGTACTTGTACGTTCAGTAATTAACTGTCCTTGTTTATTAAACAAAATTGCATACGCTAACAACTTTGCTTCTTCCCTTTTTATTCTTGCCATTAAATTATCTCACAAGTTCCTGCACTACATGCAAGCTCTTTAGTATTTTCAGTATTATCTTCTGTCTCATACTCTGTTATCTTAGACCAATCTACTATGTCTGTAGTTTTCTTTAACCATTTTCTATATTCATTATAAGTTATCTCTTGATAAGGAGCTTGTTTATATGAATGATCTGAGTAAGGTAAGAAAGAGATACCAGATGTTTCATCTAGATTTTTATAAACCCAAGCTCCTACATCTAATTGTTCTTCTTCTTTAACTGAGATTGTTACAGAAGGTTTATGCTCACACCATTTATCTTGATAGTCCTTCCAGATATTTAAGTGTTCAATAGCTGATATATCTTTTCTAGTCAGCGCACCTTTAGGACTCTTCATAGGAAAGTAAAAGACATAAGTGTGTTCTGGTTTAGTAAGATCATCTTCATGATAGACTCCTGCATCTACCATTAATTTTGCTAAAGGATCTTTCTTATCTGCTCTGACGGTGCGAAGGTAGTATGGGCTATGTCTAGTGTGAATACCAGAAGCACTATTGACCAGTTGACTTACTGTTCCGCTAGGTTTAACGCAGGTAATTGCTGCGGATTGGGGGATACCTAGTTTCTTAGCCCATACTTTATTAACGGATATTGACAGATCTTTTAACTCTTGTAAATCTATCTTGCCATTTATCATATTAACATTGTCCATTATACCTGTAAGTGATACACCAAGCAATGACTCTTCTAAAGTATTGTGTTTCCATTTACTTGTCAGGTATCTAAAATTTGTTAGCGTAGCCTGGAATGTACCAAGTATAGTCGCTGCTTCTGTTTTAGTTTTTAAAGTATTAATATCATCATCTTCTCTAACTACAACCTCAGTAAGATTACAGAATTGTTTATTGCGTAGAATAATTTCACTACAAGGATTACAACCAAAGTCTTTATAGTCTTCTCGCCTACCATTCTTTGATGCTTGTTTCTCTGCAGCTTGACGATTAAAGATACCACGCTCACCACTTTTAGATTCATACAAAGATAACCATTCACGCATAAAAGTACCTACGTCTGGTTTTTCTGTATAGGCTACAGAGTTATTAGCTAATGCTCTTTGCTGATTATCTTCCCACCAAGCACCTGACTTAGCATTACGCATGCGACTGTCTGAGAGATTGCTAAGAGAGATTAAAGCACTTCGCCTTACTCCACCTACCACTACAACTTCTGCAATCTTACACATCAAATCATGACAGTTTAATGAATGAAGTTTTCTTTGTTGTTTCTCCATTGCATCTTTAAAAATATTAATAGTAAAATCAAACAACTCTTCAAGAGGATCTGGGCCACTTGCTCTGCCTCCAAAAGTTTTAAGTCTAGCACCATAAGGTCTAATGTTTGAAACATCCCATGTAGGAATCTGTCCTGCATATAGTAAAGACATAAGTTCTTTGTAGGACTTTGCCCATCCAATCTTAGAATCAGCTACTTTAATAACAGTATCTGTAGGAAATAAATCCTCTGGTAAATCTGGTAATTGATTTATGTATTGACGTTCAACGCTAAACCCTACCCCTGTACCACACATAAGTATGTATAATGTTTCATCAAAAGCTCTAGGTGTATCAACAGCTACATAGCTACAGTTAAATCCTGCTACGTTATCTTTTTCTAAAGCATTACCTGCTGACATCAATGCTCTCATACTTGGCATAACATCTAATGACAACACAGCTTTTTGTAATGTAGATCTAATTACAGCATAGTCAACTTTATTTAATTTAGTATTTTGTACTATTTGTTTTCCAAAAAAATCAAAGTATCTTGTTACAGTTTCTTCCCAAGTTTCTCTACGTTGATGTTCTTCATTCCATCTAGCATATCTGCTTAGATGTATAAACTGTTGATAGTTAGTAGGTAGTTCAGTAGTGTTCATTTGTATTCCTTTCCAATTTCATTGTAATATAATTTTTTAAAGTTAATATCTTGTATTAAAGAAACAGGTAAAGAAGTTAACCCTGTGATTGTAGAAACATATTGTCTTGCATAAGGAAATATTATGTTAGGACAATCTACAGCCAATGCTTCATCTATTTCTTCTTGCTTTGTATAATTTTTAAGACTAAAAAATCCTGAGTAAATAAAGTTTAATATGTATAAAATTTTATTGTATGTTTTATCTTTAGCTATAAGTTCTAAAGCTAAAGTTATTTCATAGTTATCTTCATTGTTAATTTCAAAAGAAGAAAAAGAAGATGTACAATTCAATTCAGTAACTACTTCATTAGAAGTATTAAAAAAAATGTCAGGACTCTCTGGTATTTCAAGACTGCTTTCTTTTAAAAAAATTGCTTTTATATTTATCTCATTACTCATAAGCTAAATGCCTGTGCTATTTGATAAGTTAATAATAAAAATATTGTAGAAGATAACATTAAAAATATAACAGGCATAAGAGCATCCCATAGTTTTACTTCTACTTCTAATGTTCCTTCTGTTCCGTTTACTGTAATTTGAAATGTAAGATAAGCAAAACATATTAAACTTTGTGTTAATGCAAGACCTGACATAATTAATGCTGCTCTTATATCTGCACTCCATATAAAGTATGATCCTATTACCATACCAAAGAAAGGTATCATGTATAATAATCTACTTAGCATTGTAATACTCCACTTCTGTATCTTCTATTGTTGCTAAGAGTCTAGCTTCATACCATTCTGCTTTCTTTAAATCTTCTACTCCGTTTTTGTATCTGTATCTCCATCTATATTTCTGTGAGTTACCGCGCAAATATCCAATATATTCTTCTGTACTTAGCATAGCTTTAATAGCATCAATACATTCAATCTTTCCTTGATTATAATGGTCTGGATTATTAACTACATCTGTCATTATTTTAACTCCTTTCTAATATCACTAATATATGCACAAGCTACTTCACAATCTTTCCAACTAGGATTTCCTTCATTTGGATCAAAAGAAATAGTTTCTGGTTCAAAGTTATTGTCACAATAAATACATAGTAACTCTGTTATATATTCAAGCTTGTCTATAGGAGTTGGATTTCTTTTAATAGATTCACTTGGTCTATATCTTTCATTAATTTTTCTTGCTTCTAATAATTCATTATATGCTTCTTCATCAAGTCCTGTTTTTTCAATCATTATTTAAACTCCTTTGGTAAAGTTTCTTCACTATACCATTTAAAATTATTTGCTTCTGCCCATTCAGCGTGAGTTCTTTTAGTACCGTCTTTTCTTTTCTTAGCTCCTGGCATAGGGGCATAAGGTTTTTGAAATAAAAATATAAGTTCCATTGTAGCAGGTAAAGACTTTCTGATCCAGATGTACTTACTATATTCTGCGTGATCCCAGAATCTACCTTTAGCTTCAATAAGTATTTTATCTTTTATAAAGTCAGGCTCATACTTATGTTCTACAATGTAAGGTACTTTATCTGTATGATGATTCCAAGACTTAAGTAAAGTTTGATGTAAAGTATATTCCCATTTACTATCATATCCTTTAGGAACATTCTTTTCTCTAGGCCTTACCTTGCGTGGAAATCTTCTAGGCATGCACTTCTTCTACTTTAGGTAAACGTACAACTTTAGTTAGATATGTAAAGCCTGTAGAGTATTTAAAAGTTCTTAAACCTTTACCTTCATTAGCATCTGCATGACATACAAATTTATGTGGACACCATTTACATTCTGTAGGTAACTGCATGTTACCATAAGATCCATTAGGTACAGTATCATGGCATCTAGCAGGAGGTGTTTTCTTTTTTAATTGTTTATTAAGGGTATCAATCTTTTGTTTAATGTTAGGCTTATCTAAACTCTGAGGTTTAAATAAACTTAGTTCCCCTGACTCTTTGTTAATAGCTAAGAAGCCTCCACCTGTAGATTGTTCTGCTTCTTCGTAGCCTGCAAGCTGTGCAAGATAACCAAAAGAATCTTTGTTAGGTAGTGTACCATCTTTAAATTTTCTAAAGGCAAAGTTAGAAGCTGACTTAATATCTACAACTTCTCCATCTATCTTACA